CTTGCGGATCTCGGCCGGTCCGACCTCGACGGCATCGAGCCGCTGATGGACAGCCTCGACGAGACGTACGCCAGTTGGATGCGCGACATCCGCCTCGGCAAGGGCCGCATCGTCGTCCCGGACGCGTACCTCCAGTCCAACGGGCCCGGGCGCGGCGCCTCGTGGAACCCCGATCAGGAGGCCTTCGCGGGCATCAACGCGTTGGCCCGCGGTGACAGCACGCAGCTCACCGTTGCCCAGTTCGCGATCCGCGTGCAGGAGCATCGTGACACCGCCGAGGACATCGTCAACCAGATTCTCCGGTCGGCCGGCTACAGCGGCCAGACGTTCGGGCTCGGGGGCGATGCCGCGGTCACCGCGACCGAGGTGAAGGCCCGCGAGCGGCGCAGCATGACGACCCGAGGCCGGAAGATCCTCCGCTGGAGGGTTGGCCTCGCGGACGCCATCCACGCGCTGCTGGCGGTCGACCAGGAGGTGTTCCGCAGCGGCATCAGCCCGCAGGCGCCGACGATCGAGTTCGAGGACTCGGTCCAGGAGGACCCGCTCAGTCTCGCGAACACGGCCGACGTGCTGCGGCGGGCGCAGGCCGCGTCTACGGACACGCTGGTGCGAATGCAGCACCCAGAGTGGAACGACCGCCAGGTCTCGGCGGAGGTCGAGCGGATCCAGCGCGAGACAGGCATGACCGTGCCTGACCCGATGCAGTTGGGCGACGTGCCGTAGGAGGTGCGCGATGCCGGTCTCTCCGTGGATGGCCGAGGACCTGTCCACGGGAGTGCGGGACCTGTACGCCGACGCTGAGGAGCGTCTCCTCGCGATGGTCGCCCGGCGCCTGGCCGACGGCATCGACGCACCACAGTGGATGGAGGCCAAGCTCGCCGACATCCAGGCGCTGCGCCGCGGCGCCCAGGCCGTGGTCGACGAGCTCGGCAAGGCGACGTCGCTCGAGGTGCACGACGCCGTGGCCGAGGCGTACAACGTGGGCGCCCGGGCCGGCCTCATCGAGCTCGGCGCCCTCGACGACGGAACTGCCGTACGGCTTGCCGAGCAGACCCCGGGCACACGCCGGGCCGACCGCCTGGCGATGGAGACGATCACGGTTGTCAATGAGTCCCACAGGGGCATCCTGCGGGGCGTGGAGGACGTGTACCGCAACGTCCTGGCCCAGACGGCAGCCACCCCGCTCCTGGGCGTGGAGACGCGCAGGCAGGCCACCCAGACCGCCGTCGAACGCTTCACGCAGCGCGGTGTCACCTCCTTCGTCGACCGCTCGGGCCGGAACTGGTCGATGACGACCTACGCGGAGATGGCGACGCGAACCGCTGTCGGCCGTGCCGCCGTGGAGGCTCACCACGACCAGCTGTCCGCGGCTGGTGTCGAGCTGGTCATGGTGTCGCAGTCGCCACACGAGTGCCCGAAGTGCCGGCTCTGGGAGGGGAAGGTGCTGGCCCTGTCCGGGCCGGACGGCCGCCGCACGGTGGAGGTGGAGCACGCCACCGAGGACGGCCGCATGGTCAGGGTGGAGGTGGCCGGCACCCTCGACGAGGCGCGCCGCGAAGGCCTCCAGCACCCGAACTGCCGCCACACCACCAGCGTCTACCTGCCCGGCATCACGCGGCCGCCGGCCAAGGCCGCCAAGGATCCGGACGGGTACGAGGCCACGCAGCGGCAGCGGGCGATCGAGCGGAACATCCGCAAGCACAAGCTGAATGCGGCGAGCGCGGTCGACCCAGCCAAGAAGCGAGCCGCGGAAGCGCGCGTGCGCGCGTGGCAGGGCAGGATGCGCGAGCACCTGGGCGAGCACCCGGAGCTCATGCGGAAGCGGTACCGGGAGCAGCCCGGGGCGAGCAACCTGCCCACCGCACCACGGCCGCCGCAGGACGCTGTCGAGGCCGCGCGGATCCGGGCGGGCGACGCACGCACTCCGGCGGAGATGACGGACGAGCAGCTGGGCGCAGCGATGCGCTCGGGCGCCCTCGACGCACGGGCCTTCGCCAGAGTCGAGGCCGAGGCCGATCGCCGGGACCAGGCAGCTCTCATGGAACGGGTGCGCCCGGGCGGGCAGCTCACGGATGATCTGACCGGCTTCTCCGACGACGAGCTGGGGCGTGCCCTGCGGGACATGCCGCCGGCCGACGCTCTGCGGGTTGCCGCGGAGATGGACCGCCGGGACCTGGACGCGGGCATGCCCGGCGTCGACCGGACCCTGGCCGGGCTGTCCGACGAGCAGCTCGGCGCCCGCGCCGCTCACGCTGACGGCGAGGACCTCGCCCGGATCGCAGCTGAGGCCGACCGTCGCCAGCTGCTGGCCGAGGTGTTCCCTGCGGGGGCGCTCGCGGCTGACCTGTCGACCATCGGGGACGAGGCCCTCGGCTGGGCCCTGCGGTACGCGGACGCCGAGCAGGCCGCGGGGATCGCGGCCGAGCTCGACCACCGGTACCCGCCAGAGCCGCTCCCGGCTGCGGCCGGCGGGCACATGGTCGTGGGACAGCTCGCGGACCGGGCTGCGCTGGACGAGGCCCTCGGCCCGCTCAGTGCGGTCGACCAGTGGGCACGTCTCGCCGACGACCTGCCCGACCCGTATGCAGGGATGACGGCGACCGAGCGGTGGCTCGCGGAGCGGGAGGCCGAACAGCAGGCGGCACGCGGGGCGTACACGCGCGAGCAGGTGCGGGAGATGTACCGAGAGCACGTCTTCTCGCAGCTGCTGGCGGCGGAGGAGGCTACGAACGGCCGTCTCCTGAGCCGCAGGGCGCAGGGCGAGGGTGTCGACCCGATGTCGTTGTTCACGGGTCCGTCACACGTCGCCTACGCCCGCGCGTCGGAAGAGCTGAAACGGTGGTGGGCGGATCATCCGCGCACTACCCTGGCGGAATACACGGAGATGGTTACGGGCGAGGCCAGCGGCGCCGCAGCAACGGCGCGCAAGGCCGCCAGTGATCAGCAGAACCGACTCTGATCCGGGGGCAACTGTGGGCGGACGCGAGGCGCTGGTGCGGGCCCTGAACGAGGGCGCCGAAGCAGGCCGCGACCATGCGTCCGTGACCTCCTGCCCGTACCCGGCTGGCGACCTCCGCCGTTCGGCGTGGGTCCGCGGGTACGCGAAGACCCGCCAGCTTCCCGACGCCGACTGACCCAAGCCGCGTCGCTCAGGCCCGCCTCGTGCGGGCCTTTTTCATGCCCGGACTCGGGCCCTTCGACGTCCGGGCGCCAGGCGTGCCCGGCAGCAACACGCCCCCGGCAGGCCCGGGGGACCTATGCGCACCGGGAGTGCACGACATGCAGAAGCGAACCCTCGCCCGCCGCGGCCTCCGTGCCGGTTGGGCGCACCCTTACGCCACGGGCCCTTTCGACCCGTACCTGTACGCCGACGGCGGGGACGGAGACGACTCCGGATCCGACAGCGGCGACGGTGACGGCGACGACAGCGGGACGGACGACGACCAGGACGACGAAGGCGCCGACGGGACCGGCAACGACGACGGCCAGGACAACGACGGCGACGACAGTGGCGCGAAGGGCGAGAAGCCCAAGCCTCGGGAGCCCGCCAAGAAGGCAGGCACAGAGGACGCGGGGGCCGAACTCGCCCGTCTTCGCAAGGAGAACAAGGCCCTCCGCGGCGAGAACGCCAAGGGCCGTGTCGAGGCGAAGGACCAGGCTGCCAAGGAAGCCCGGGATTCCCTCGCGAAGGAGCTGGCCAAGTTCCTCGACCCCGACCGGGACGAGAAGGAAGCCCCGCCGGACCCCGAGAGGCTCATGGCGCAGATCACCGAGGAGCGCAACGCGCACCGCGGCACGGCCACCGAGCTGGCGATCTACAAGGGCGCGGCCAAGTACGGAGCGGACGCGGGAGAGCTGGCCGACAGCCGGTCCTTCATGGCGAAGCTGGCGAAGCTCGACCCGTCCGACGAGGAGTTCGCGAAGAAGGTCGGCGCCGCGATCAAGCAGGCGGTCGCCGACAACCCGAAGCTCAAGGCTGCGGCGCCACCGCCGGACCGCACGAGCAGCGACTTCAACGGCGGAGGCGGGTCCTCCTCCGACCCCGACGACATCGACACCATCCGCGCTGAGCGCCGCAAGCGCCGGCAAGGGTAGGAGGTAACACCCCATGGCCAACACGTTCCTGACCGCGCAGGTCATCGCGCGCCAGGCCCTCGCCAACCTGTTCGAGACCACAGTCATGGCCTCGCTGGTCCACAGGGATTACGAGGCGGAGTTCAACCGCAAGCAGGGCGACGCGATCACCATCCGCAAGCCCGCAATCTTCGTTGCCCAGGAGTACGACCGGACTCAGGGCATCAACATCCAGGCCGCGCAGGAGGGCAGCGTCAACATGTCGCTGAACCATTTCGCGGACGTGAGCTTCGCGGTGACCAGTGAGGACATGACGCTGAAGGTCGAGGATTTCGACACTCAGCTGCTCACCCCGGCGATGGAAGCCGTCTCCCAGAAGATCGACCGTGACCTCCTCGCGCTGCGCGACGACATCACGGAGGAGGTCGGTGACGCCACCCCGAATGCCGCGGGCGAGGACTACACCGGCTACAACGGCGACTACCCCTGGTCGGACTCCCGTGTCCTGATCCAGGCCGGCGCCATCCTCGACACCAAGAAGGTGCCGGGGATGCAGCGGTCGGTCGTCACCGGCCCGACCACGAAGTCTCGGTGGGTCGCTGAGAAGGCATGGAGGGCGGCGGACCGGCGCGGCTCCACGGAGGGCCTGCTGGAGGCGTCCCTGGGCGGCCGTGTCAGCGGCTTCGACCCGTACTGGACGCAGAACGTGGGCCAGCCAGCGCAGTCCCCGCCGTCGGGTCAGCCGACGACCGAGGTCAACGTCGCCTTCCACCGCACCGCGTTCGCGCTGGCGTTCCGGCCGCTGGAGCTGCCGCAGGGCGCGATCGATGCGGCGATGGTCCCGTACAAGGGGTTCGCCCTGCGAGTGGTCCGCGACTACGACGTGAACCTCAAGCAGATGGTGATCAGCATCGACTGCCTGTACGGCACGAAGACCCTGGATGCGAACCGCGCGGTCCTGATCAAGGGCGCCGACGCCTGATCCCCCGGCCGCCGTGCGCACCGCGGCGGCCGCCCCTTCTGCCCACCCTCGCCATCGAGGAGCGAACCCATGGCGTACCAGCGCCGCATCGTCACCCAGTCCATCCGGCTGACCGGCTCCCCGGTCGGCGCCCAGTCCCTCGTCGTCTGGCGGGCCCCCGTCCCCTGCACCGTCGTACGGCTGCACGGCTACCGCTCCGGTGGTGCCGCGGCCGCCGTCAACGCCAAGATCGGTGCCTCCGCGGTCCTCGCCTCGAACCTGACCGCCGGCTCCAGCGCGTATGCCTCGGCAGTCCCGACCGGCACAGCTGGCGACATGGCCGCCGGCGGAGTCCTCTCCCTGGACGTCATCTCTGGCGACGCCACCACCGTCATCATCCAGGCGGACATCGCCATCGACGCCGACGTCAACGACCTGCCGTGACGGAGGCATCCATGAGCGAGTTCGTCTACCGCAACGAGAACACCGGCGACGTCGTCTCGTACCCGTACCGGTCGCCACGGCTGGAGATGCTCCCGAACTGGGTGACCCTCCAGGACCCGGAAGCCGAGACCGAGCAGGCCCCGCTGTCGCCGGTAGAACCGTCGCAGGACCCCGGCCCTGGCGCGCAGGAGCCGCCCCCGCCGGTGGTCACGGAAACCCCCGGCCCCCAGGCACCCGGCGACGAGCCGCCTGCGGTACCGGACGGAGGAGGGGACGGCAGCGGGCCGGACGCACTGGAGCGTCCGGCCCGTTCCGCGTCCAAGGCCGACTGGCAGGCGTACGCGCGCGCCCGCGCGCAGGACTCCGCCGAAGAGGCCGCGATCGACGGCCTCACCAAGGACCAGCTCATCGAGCAGTACGGAGGTGAGAACTGATGCCGCTCGCATCAGGCGCAACCGTCGCGGTCGCCGCATCCGGTGAGCTGACGTCAGCTCTCGATCTCGGCACCGGGCGGGCGCAGCAGATCTTGCGCCGCAGCATGACGCTCGGCTCTGGCACAGGCGCGGGCAAGGCCGACAGGATCTGGTCGGACCGCCGAACGCTCGCCGCCAGCGCGACCGAGGACCTGGACCTGGCCGGGGTTCTGACCGATGCCTTCGGAGCGACAGTCACCTTCGCCCGGATCAAGGGCTTGGTCATCGCGGCAGCAGACGGCAACACGAACAACGTGATCGTCGGGGCTGCATCGAGCAACGCCTGGGCGACTCTGCTGGGCGCGACGCACACCCTCACCCTGCGCCCTGGCGCCTTTGTGGCGGTCGGGACCGGGCTCCTGGACGCCGTGGGCTACGCCGTCACGGCCGGCACCGGCGACCTGCTGAAGGTGGCCAACTCGGCGGGCTCGACCAGCGTCACGTACGACATCGAGATCATCGGCGTCTCCGCCTAGCCGATCCCCACCCGCGGTGAGGAGGCCCTGGCGGTGGGCCTCCTCACCGCTGCTCCATGCCCGGGAGGCCACTGTGCGTGTATACGCGACCACCGGCGACTTCGAGGCCTACCCCGGTGGCACGTCGCCAGCGCCGGCAGGCACCGAGACCCGCCTGATGCAGGCTTCGCGGATGCTGGACCGGGATGTGCTCCGGTACTGCATGTACAACGCCGACACTGACGGGGCACCCACCCACACTCTGGTCGCCGAGGCCTTCCGCGACGCGGTCTGCGCACAGGTCGCCTGGTGGGAGGAGGTCGGCGATCCGTCCGGGGCCGACGCGGTCGGTTGGGGCTCGGTATCGATCGGCTCCGTCAGCCTCGGCCGCTCGGTCACCGCGGTGTCCGGCGAGGACGCTCCGGCCCGGCAGATCTGCCCAGCCGCCTGGGACGCGCTCCTGAGCCCGGACCTGACGCCGGAGATCTTCCGCATGGGGGCGGTGACGTCGGCGTGAGGATCCCCCGCTGGCTGATGCGCCACCAGATCACGGTGGAGCCGTACGAGGGCGAGACCAGCACAGGCCCGCTGTACGGGACGCCGGTCGTCGTGCGGTGCTTCCTCGACGAGGAAACCCGCGCCGTCCGGTCGCCCGGCGGAGAGCAGACCACCTCGACGTCCACTGCATACGCCGACCTCGAAACCGCGGCGCCGGCCCTGTCCCGGGTGACCCTCCCGGACGGCCGGACCACGACAGTCATCGCGGCCAAGCGGCGCGACAGCAACGGCCTCCAGACCCCGAACCACCTGGAAATCCAACTCGAATAGGGGACCGGTATGTCGCAGTCCTTCCGCCTCCGATTCGACGCCTCGGCCGTGCGGCGGGAGCTGCGGCAGGCTGCTGCCCGCGGGCTCTACCTCGGTGCTGAGCACGTCCTGGGCATCAGCAACGACCGCGTGCCGCTCGACGAAGGCGTGCTCCAGCACTCCGGCACGGCGACCGTGGACGAGGGCGACCTCACCGCGATGGTCAGCTACGACACCCCATACGCCGTCCGGCAGCACGAAGAGATGGACTACCAGCACGCCCCAGGGCGCGAGGCCAAGTATCTGGAGAACAGCCTCAACGCCGAACGGGCCGTGGTCCTGACGCTCGTTGCCGCCGAGCTCCGGCGGGCCCTGCGGTGAGCGCTGAGACTCACGACGCCGACCTCCTTGTCGGCGTCGCCGAGCTCCTTGCCCTCAAGGACGTCGGCGTCTACTCGCCGACCAGCCCGCTGCCCGCCGACGCGACCGGGATCGTCCTCGGCCGGGTCCCGGACGCGCCGGACCGGATCCTCGGCCTGACCCCGTACCCGGTGGCCGACGACGACTCCACGGACTCGGTGACCGGCATCCAGGTGCGCATGCGCGCGGGCACGAACGTGCTCGACCTCGTGCAGCTCGCCAACGACGTGTTCTCCGTCCTGCACAACCGCAGGGACTACCAGGTCCGTGGCGTGCAGGTGGAGATCTCATGGCGCAACTCCGAGGCCTGGATCGGCCAGGACACGCGCGGGCGG